ATCATGTTTAAACATAAAGTAGGATGTTTTTGATTATTTAAAATTAGCTCCATAATAAATTCATGCATTTAATTTTTAAATTATTAATAAATAAATATATATAATAAATATAAAATGGCAAACACGAGATTCAAATATGATGACTGTAGAACAAAAAAAGAATTACAACAATCAACAGACCCTGGAAGATGGGTATTAAATGTTCCAGGTAATGGAGCAAATCCTTGTTATATGGAAGACCCACAAATTATTATACAAAAATGGGGAGGAAATTTACGAACAAATACAATTAATTTAGAAAGCGATTTAAGAGGAGTCAATAGGCAAATAGGTAGAGATTGTTTAGGAAAAGATAATTATAAAAGCTATAATGTCCCCAATGAAGCTATTCAATATCCAAAATGTAATAATTTATTTACAGAACAATCAAGAGCTACAAATCCAGCATGGTGGTATAGAGATTTAGAACAAGTTGATTGGCAATTTCCTCCCTTGAATCCTCAAGTTAATACTTGTGTTCCTTTTCAAAATAACCTAAGCACAAGAATTTTAGAAAAAGATTATTTTACACCAAAGAGAGATTGTGTTGTTAACGAAACAAAAAATTATTTACCATCAAGTTACAATTTAATAAGAGGTGGTTATGCTGGAGGTCCTACAACTTGTCAACAAACCAATTCTTGCCAAAGATTATAATTATACAATTTTAAATAAGTTTAGATTATTATATGAATAAAATATAATACTCTATATATATAAATATGGAAATAGCAATCCCTTTAATAGCATTAGGTGGTATGTATGTAGTGTCAAACCAATCAAATGAAAATTGCACCAAAAAAGAAATAAGAAAACAAAGACAAGAAAATTTTACAAATATGGGAATTAGAAGTAATTTGGGTGTAAAAACAGATAATTATTTGCCAAATGTAAATATACCTCCACAAAATTTTCCTGTATCAAATATAAATCAATTAGTTGATACTGTTCAACAATATCCTAATCCAAATGCTGCTACAGATAAATATTTTAATCAAAATTTATATGAACAAAAAGTAAGAAATAATGTTCCTGTAACCAAAACAATTCAAGATGTATATTCAATGACTGGTAATTATTTGAATTCTGAACAATTTAAACATAATAATATGGTTCCGTTTAATGGTGGAAAGGTAAAAGGAAGAACATATGATGTAAATATAAATGAGTCTGTTCTCGATAATATGATTGGTTCTGGTTCTCAGGTTATTAAAAAGATTGAACAAGCTCCTCTGTTTAAACCAGAACAAAACATGCAGTGGGCTTATGGAATGCCAAATCAAAGTGATTTTTATCAATCACGTGTTAATCCTGCTATGAAAAATAATAATGTTAAGCCGTTTGACAGTATTATGGTTGGTCCTGGGTTAGACCAAGGTTATGGAATTAATGGAAGTAATGGTTATAATTCTGGTATGGAGGCACGTGATAAATGGTTACCTAAAACAGTTGACCAATTGAGAGTTGATACAAACCCAAAGCTTGAATATGAACTAATTAATCACGAGGGTCCAGCTAATTCTTTTATCAAAACTGCACCAACTACACAAATGTTAGGACGTGTTGAGAAGCAAAGACCAGATACATTTTTTATTAACACACAAGACCGTTGGCTTACAACTACTGGTGCTGAGAAAGGTGAGACACTTAGACCTATTCAAGAGTTGGGTATATTAAGACGTAACGATATTGCTACTGAATATATGGGTCCAGCTGGAGCAATTGATGTAAAAGCTACTACAGCACCTCAAAATTTTGAAAAATCAAAGCGTCACGAGGCATTTCAAGGTGGTGTAAATCATTCAAGAGCCACAGGACAAGGAAACCATACAGATAAAGATATGTTTTTAAGAAGTCATACTAATTATGAAAATCATAGAAGTACTGTTAAACAACCAGAAACATTAAGAAGTGGGTTTAGTGGTGCTATAGGTGCCGTTGTAGCTCCTATAATGGATATGTTTAGACCAACACGTAAAGACGAAACAATTAATAATGTGAGAGTCTACGGAGATGCAGGAACATCTTCTATGGTTAAAGGACCTGTTTATAATCCTCAGGATACTACTTCTACAACAATTAAAGAAACAACATTGTATTCACCAAATTTCAATATTAATAATCAAAAGGAAGGTATTTATGTAAACAATTATACTTCTCCAGATAATACACAGAGAGACACTACTAGTTGTGAATATTATACAGCAGCTGGTGGATATGCAACTGGTTATGGAGATATGAGTTATGAAGCAGCTTATATGCAACACAATAATGATATTAAATCTCAAACTATTATGAACAGACCAAACCAAGGCGGAACTCAAATATTCAACCAACAAATGCATTTAAGTACAATTAAAAGTGATAGTGACCGTTTAGATGGAAGAGTTAACCCAGCATTTTCAAGTATATCAAGTTTACCCCCTTCAGTTAATACATTTGGTGCAATTAGAGCACCACAATATTATAATGAATGTGCTGGTTGTGACCGAATTCAACCTGATATTTTAAATGCTTTTAAAAATAATCCTTATACACACTCTTTAACAAATTCAGTATAATTGATTTATATAATTTACTTAAAGGTTTTCATTATTATTAACTAATAATGACAACAAAAATTATTTATCCCATATGTTCTAATTCTTTTAAAAAATTCTTATCAAATAAAAAATTTGAAAAGGTTTATAATAATTTAGGAAAACCAAGACCATTTGATGTTACTTTAAGAGATGGTCTTCAAGCTTTAACAAAAGAAGAGGGACAATATTATAACACTGTTCAAAAAATTATATTACACCTAAAAATTCAATTAAAATATAACCCGATAAATGTTGAGATTGGTTCAATTGTTTCTGAAAAAGTTCTACCAATATTTAAAGATACAATTGAATTATTTGATATAATAAATAAAAATGAAATTTATAAAAACAGTTTTGATAAATCATGTAAATCAAAAAATATGTATATAGTTGTGCCAAATCAAAACAAACTATTTAATGTTATAAATAATAAAAGTATGAATCATTTTTCATTTATAACATCAGTTTCAAATAGTTTTCAAATTAAAAACACAAAAATGAGCTTATTAGATTCAGATAAAGATATTATGACAATGTTACAAGAGTTAGATGATAATAAAAATAGGAATGTTTCTCCTTTTGTAAAAGTATATATTTCTTGTATAAATGAATGTCCTATTGAAGGTAAGATTGATAACGATTTTATAGTGAATAGGATATTAAATTTAAATAAAATGAATATAGATAATATTTGTTTATCTGATACTTGTGGAACTTTAAATGATGAAGATTTTGAATATATTGTTGATACATGTAATTTTGTTGGAATGTCTATGAAAAAAATTTCACTACATTTACATGTTAAGAATGGTCGAGAATCTGAAGTTGAAAAAATATTCCACAAAGCATTGGATAGAAAAATTATTAATTTTGATGTGTCGGCGTTAGATAGTGGAGGATGCTCAGTAACAATGGATAAAGCTAAACTATCTCCAAATATGAATTATGACCAATATTATAAATTTCTAACAAACTACATTATTAAAAATTCATAGAAAAATATAAAGAAAAACAAAATTATATTTAAATTATACGTTATATTTAAATATAAAAACACTTCACAAATTATAGTAAGTTTATGTCACTACAAATTCATGAAACCATAAAAAATAAATTAAACTATTTTCACGAAATGCGAAAAATACCAAATATTTTATTCCATGGACCATCTGGAAGTGGAAAAAGAACAATTGTAAATGAATTTATTCACAAAATTTATGACGATGATAGAGAGAAGATAAAGTCTTTTGTTATGTATGTAAATTGTTCTCATGGTAAAGGTATAAAATTCATAAGAGAAGAATTAAAATTTTTTGCCAAAACACATATAAATTCAAATGGTGGAAATATTTTTAAAAGTATTGTTCTTTTAAATGCAGACAAATTAACAATGGATGCGCAATCAGCATTACGAAGATGTATTGAATTATTTAGTCATAACACTAGGTTTTTTATTATTGCTGAAGACAAATATAATTTAATGAAACCAATTTTGTCACGTTTTTGTGAATTATATATTCCAGAACCAGTTTTAAATGATAACATTATAAATTTATACCAATACAATTTAAATGAAGTATTTAAAATGAAAGAAATAAAAATACATCGTCTTGATTGGCTTAAAAAAGAATTAATAAAATCTGTAAATAAAAAAATAAATGTAGAAGATTTAATGGCATTGTGTGTAAAAATTTATGAAAAAGCTTATAGTGGTTTAGACATAATGAATTTATTAGAAAACGTTAAATTTCTTGAATGTACAATAACAACTGAAAAAAAGTACGAACTTTTAATATGCTTTAATCGTGTAAGAAAAGAATTTAGAAATGAAAAATTGTTAATTTTATTTATTTTAAATTTTATTTTTTTAAGTTCAGAACTATCTTTAGAAAATATTAGTTTTATGTAAATGGACGATTTCAATGTCAGCGCGCTTCATGAATCTAAAAATGAATGGGGGTCTCGTTTAGTTACGATTTTAACACCTCTAATAATTGATGGTTATAAATCTATACTTGATGAGTCTATTAAACTTTGTAAAGAAAATGGTGAAATTGATAAATATTTAATGACTTTTCAAAACTTAATTTCTAGAATTCCTAAGTGGAATACTCAAATTATTGAAACAGAGAAAAAAAGAATTTGTGATAAATCAGGTTGTAATTATTTAGAAGATTTGGTAACTTGTGTTCATATTATTCAATTAAAAATTTTAACTGCTATGCGTGTTGGACAAAAACAAAAAAAGATTGATATAAATATTCCAAAGTTAGACGATTTTATACACAAAACATATATAAATATAGCAAGAAAAGTTTATAAAAATGTTTATCTTTTTGATGTTAATATTCCTCCTTTACAAGTACAAAAAAATTATAGAGAGCTTGAAATAATTGTCCAAGAATGTATTTTAAATACTTTGAGAGAAAGTATTCCTGTAGAGGCAATTTTAAAGGCATATATGGATGAGACTGTAGAGGAAGATGTAATAGAAGAAATAAATGAACAAATTATTGAAGAACCTATTAAACAGAGAGTTGAATCTGCAGCAATAGTTCCTCAAAAAGCAGGATTAAGTTTTAATGATATTGACTATATAAAAACTGAAGATGGAAGTATAACTAATGTTAGTGCTCCAAAATCTATTGATAGATTAGAACAAATAAGTCAAATGAGGTCAGAGCAAAGAAAAATAGATGAAGAAGAAGATGATGATAACATAAAACTAAATATTTCAGGTGAATCATTTAATTTAGATTCTTTAGATGTACATAATATTGAAGAACCTCAACTAGATTTATTGCCAGATTTGTTAATTGATGATATTGAAGTTTTAGAATAAATTGCGTTAAAAAATAAATAAGAAACTGTTTAAGTAAGTTAATGGATAATATATTTGTTATTGCTGCTGTTATATCAGTAATATTTTTAATTTCCAAGTTTATTGAAATGAGATTTGTCGAAAAAGAAAATAAACCACTAAAATTATTAATTAGAGACGCTCTTTTAGTTTATTTTAGTGTTGTTTTTGGTTATTTTATAATAGGACAAATAAATCCAATGTTAAAAGGAGGCTCTGGAGGCTCAACTATAACTCCAGTATTTACAGACAATCCAGGATTTTAATAAATTTCTTTTTATTATATTATATTATAATGAAAAGAGTAAGAACAAAAAAATATAAAAAGAGCAATTCTAAAAAGAATTTAAGACAAAGAAAAACAAGAAAATTACGCGGAGGTGGCGATAAAGAACAGAAAGATAAAATTGTTAAAGATAGTTTTAGAAATATGTTTATGAAAGCTTTTAAAAAATTACAAGATTCTATCAAATCTGGTGATAGTAAAAAATTACAAGATGCTACTGAAGCATTTAAGAATGGATTTAAAAGTAATCAACTTGGAATTAATACATTGATACCTGTAACTAATGGTACAATTCCTATTGATAAATATAAATATACATCAGATACTACTCCGATAATAGCATTTGTTCCTTTATTAGTTGTTATTTTTGACAATATTAATGATATTATGACAAGAAAAATTTTAACCAAAAGTTTTATTCAAAATAAGGGAAATATAAATTTACAAAGTTACACAAAAAACATATCAGCTTTATATGCTGCTATAAAATTACAAGACAAAGAATTAGTTAAGTTTTTACTTGAAAATGGTGCTGATATTAAAGTTCTTACAGATGAACAGAAACAAATAATGGAAAATCTTATTAAAGAAGAAGAAATTCAAGAAATAATTGAGAAAGAGCCTGAAAAGCCTATTGTTAAATTATCAATACCAACAGATTTACCATCTGATTCCGGATATAATCCAGGAGTTGAACCTGAATTTTGGAAACCCATTTTTGGAGAAAATGAAATGATTACAATAAGACAAAAAATAAACGAAATGATGAATTCTGACGGCAATATTCCAATAAATAATAAAGAGGTTACTGAACTATGGAGTGTTTGCAAAATTAATCAAGCAATGATACCGACATATTTTACACCTACAAAAAATGAACCATATGAATCATTCGGATATTTTATAGGAGATCAAGACATTGATTTTTCTCATTTTAATATTGTATTATGTGCAGCTTTAATTGTTTTTGGATTAATATCGCAAAAAATGGTTGGACAAGATTATAAATTAATATTTAAGGGTGGAAAAGCAATTCAATTAGAATTAGCTGGAACACCTGAAACAGCATCTTATAAATCTGAAGATATTGATGTTTTAATATTGCCAGAAACAGACATTCCATATAATGAGTTAAATGTTAAAAATTTGTCTGGTCATTTAGCTTATTTAGTGAGATGGTTTTTAAATACACCAGAAACACAATACAAGGTTTCTGTTCAAGTACCTAATCCTGAAAACACAAGAGCTAACCCTTTTATTTTTAAATTAAGCTATGTAAAGGTTATTCAAAAAAGAGACTATAGAAAACAAATAATGGTTGACGACTTTAAACAATTTTCAGACATTGATTTTAAAGATGTACCTCAAAATATAAAACTATTTTTTGAAAAGTCAAAAGAATATAAATTTTATATTGATGAATTAAACCAAAATGTTTTATTTAGATGTCCAAATATAGGTTCTCTCTTAGACGAGAAAATTTATTATTATTCAAAATATACAGAGTTTAAAAATTTATTAGAAGAGAGAAAACCTATAACAGAAAAAGGTTATGAAAATTTAACATATATTGATTGCGACAGATTCTTGGAAAAATTTAAAAGAGCTATTTTGGCAATGAATAAAGGTTTGCAAAAACAGAGATTTCCTGGAATCCTACCAGATGAATTATTAATAAAAGAGAGAAGCTCAATAATGAACCGTTTAGATAAATTAGGTGTTAAAGATGATACTATAAAAGAAAAAATATTACAAAGTATATATCCATAAACAATTTACATTATTGAATATTTAAACTCATTTGTTTTTATAATTTGAATAATTAATTAAACTTAAAGATTAAAATATATAATTATTACAAATATGTATAATTATTTACTTTCTTTGTTATCAAAAAAACATTCATATCCATCTAGAAAAGTATTTAGAGAAGAATATATAAAAGGATACAAAAACGCATGGATTAACAACATAAAAGACTATACACCATAAATTACAATTTATAAATATATAATGGAAACTATATATTTATTAGTATTAATTTTCTAGCGACCAGTCCAAACTTTCACAACAGCTCTTGGTATAGTGCCTTTTTTTAAGTTGTCTTCATATTTTTCAAAAGAATAACCACACCATTTTTGGTACTTCATTATATCTCCAAATAAAGCCTTTGTTTTAAATAAATTTGGGCTTTCTGTAAAAAATATACAACCAATTATTCTCTCTAAACAACATCTATCTGATCTATTTTTTACTGTATTTACTAAATTTGTTATATTATATTTCTTATTTATTTGTAAAAGAAAATCATAATTTATATATGATTGTGAACCAAAACATCCGTACCATTTTGATTGTGGCAAACCTATAACATTATCGTTTAAAGACAATTTATTTTGTATTTCATGTTTATTATTTAAACTTTCTGTTATTCTTAAAGTATTTGTTATATTTTCCTTGTCACCGTTAAAATACCATAAAGGTAAAACTCGATAACCATTTAACATCTCAAAATTTATTCTTTTATGAAAAAAAACACTATCGTGTAAAATAATCGCATTCTCAAAATACTTATTTTTTAAGTAATAATAATAAGGTAAAATTTCTCCACTTCCGGGAAACTCAGATGTAATTATTGTAATATTTTTATAATCAAAATCTGCTTTTACAAAATTTTGATTACTATTGTCATCAATAATAATAATTTTTCTCTCTGGATAAAATGTTGTTAATAGCTTAACAGATTGATTCCAATATTTATTTGTAGTTTCTGAATTAATATGCCTTGTAATAATAAATCCATATGAGTTCATAATATATATAAATATAATTGTATTATGAACTGATAACAAAATAATAATTTGCTAGATATTGTTAAATATATGAGGGAATATTATCAATATTAATTACATCATTTCCAACTTCACCTTTAAATTCTGAAAATGCTTTAAATTCTGGTCTCTCTAGTTGAGCTTGAGGAGTATGATTGTGAACACATCTTGCAATCATTTTATATAATTTAAAATCTGGATATCTATCAACACCATTTCCTTTGTATAACATATTGATTCCCTTGTCATCTAAACACCATTCAACAATTAAACGTTTAATAGGGTCATTACAATTAATTAAATCTTTTATTTCTTCAAAATCATCAATAATATAATCAAATATTGAACAAGCTAAGCGACATAAATCAAAACTAAAGTTAGGCTCTAGTCTAGGTTTCTTTTCATTTAAATATGGTTCTGTGTTATACTGGGTTGCAGCATCTCCTCCAGGTTGAAAACTATCACTACAAAAAAGTTTTCCATCAAATTTATATATACTTCTTCCAAAATCTATAATTTTAAATATGCGTCCAAATGTGGGAACTTTATAATATTTCTTTTTATAACAATAATAAATAAATTTTTTGTCAGTTTCATTATACATAACATTATTTGTATGCAAATCATTATGTGTAAAACTAAAAGCTTTTTGATATGTAATTAAAATCATAATTATTTGCATAAATGCTGAATACCATTCTTCAGGTTTTAAATCATTACTTAAAATTAAATCATCAAAAGTGTTTTCACAATATTCCATTCCAATAATTTGAACAGGAAATTTTGGTATAGTTGCATTTATTCTCTCTTCTTCACAACTTTCATCATCATCATCTTCCCATTCTTCTTCTTCTTCTTCATCGTCTTTCTTTTCATCGTTATTTAATTCTTCAATATCATCACAATCTTCTTCATCACAGTCTTCTTCATCTAAATCATCATTATTTGTGTAAGATGACCTTGATGAGCAAGTAGAATTAGATTTTAAAGTTACATTATTTATTTCTTTATTTTCTAAAAAATTTACATTTGTTAAATCTACTAACTCAGACGACATATCTTTGAAATTATTTAAATTTGATTCAGAAAATTCATCAAATACATTTTCAAATATTTCATTATCAAAAGATTTTATTGAAATTTGTGATTTAGCACTTGTATTATGTTGTATAATGAGTGGTTTTAGTTTTTGATTTTCATTTTGAAATAAATGTTCATAATCATCAATTGTGAATAAGATATTTTTATTCTTATTAAAGTAATCTGAATTATTCAAATAGTCAATATCATCAAATACATTAAGTTGAAAATTATTTTTTATTGCCAAAAAAGAACCATAATAATCAACTCCATGTGAGAAATTATGAGAATATAATAAATTACTTGCCAAATACAAAAATAAACCATCAACATATGCTGAGTTATTAACATCTAAAAACTTAGAATTACAATCATTTTCAGTTGAATTGAGTTTTGGCAATGAAAATAATTTTTTGTCTTCAATATTGTACTTACCTACCAAAAACTTATAAGGGTCCAATAATGGAGCTAATTTAAAAAATACTTCTTTATCTTTAACTTTATTATTGTTTATATTTTTAATTTTGCAAGTATATAGATTTGAAATGTCTTCATCATTTTTTTTTACACTTGATATATACCATTTATTATTCAAATTAATACTATTATAATTAGTATCATTTAATGAGAAGAACCTTGTATAAATTGGAATATAGTTTTGGGATTCAGAGAGAAAAAGGGAATTTGTTTCTTCTAAACTTTTTAAAAGTTCAATGTTCTTTCTTTTTTGATAGTTTACGTTTATCATTCTTTAGCTAATTAATATATAAATTATATGTATTTTTAACTTATTATAAATGCTAATATATTATGCTACATACTACTATTACATTGCGTAAAATATGTAAAAAAATAATTTATATTTTAAATAATAATGACATTAGAACTTAAAAAATTTGATATGAAATCTATTAGTTTTAAGCCAAATGAAAATAAAGGACCAGTTGTAGTTTTAATTGGAAAGAGAGATACTGGTAAATCTTTCTTGGTAAGAGATTTACTTTATTATCAACAAGAAATACCAATTGGAACAGTTATATCAGGAACTGAAGAAGGAAACGGTTTTTATGCAAATATGGTACCAAAATTATTCGTTCATAATGAATATAATACAGCTATTATAGAAAATATTTTAAAAAGACAACGTACAGTTTTAAAGCAAATTAAAAAGGAGATGGAAACATATAGACGTACTACTATTGACCCTAGAGCATTTGTTATATTAGATGATTGTTTGTATGATGCTACGTGGACTCGCGATAAAATGATGCGATTATTATTCATGAATGGCAGACATTGGAAGGTGATGTTGGTCATCACAATGCAATATCCTCTTGGAATCCCTCCAACTCTAAGAACAAATATCGATTATGTTTTTATTCTTAGAGAGAACTATATTGCAAATAGAAAAAGAATTTATGAAAATTATGCAGGTATGTTTCCTACATTTGAGAGCTTTTGTCAGGTTATGGATCAATGTACCGAGAATTATGAGTGTTTAGTAATTAATAATAACTCAAAATCTAATAAATTACACGATCAAGTATTTTGGTATAAAGCAGATAATCATGGTGAATTTAGATTGGGGTCAAAGGAATTTTGGGAATTATCAAAAAATCTTAAAGATGATGATGAAGAGGCACAATATGACCCTAATAATGTTAAAAAGCGTGGAGGTGGACCAAAAATTAGTGTTAAAAAAGCAAATAAATGGTAAAATATATTTTATAAATATTATATATATGAAATATATTGTTAATAAAACTAAAAAAAATAGGAATAGAGCAAAAAATAAAACTTTAAAACGAAGCGCGTCAAAAAAATCACCATTTCCAATTGATATAGTTTATACGTGGAAAGGAGAAGAAATGTCAAATAATAGAAGGTTAGGTTACAACTACGAATTAAAATACAGCTTGCGTTCTATTTATTTTTTTGCACCTTGGGTTAATAAGATATATATTTTAATGAATAATTATAAACAACCTAGTTGGATTAAAAATAATGATAAAATAGTAATTGTTGAACACAAAGATACTTTTCCATCTGAAAAGTATTTACCAAATACAAATTCAAATGCAATTGAAACTACTATACCGAATATTAAGGGTTTATCAAATCATTATATATATTTTAATGATGATATTTTTTTGGGAAGAAAAGTTAAATACACAGATTTTTTTACACCAGATGGCAAAGCAAAAATTGATGATTATTCTTTGAAACTAAGAAATGTTGTTAAAGATGGGGTTGAAAATAAATTAAATTTTAGCATTCCACAAAATGCTGATAAGTTATATAAACATATTCCAATTTCACAAATAAAAGATTCTGTCCTTGAATTTAATAAAACATATGCTGATTATGTTGATTGGATACGTATGACAAAAAAAAGAAATGATAGAGGTTTTGACATTTGTGAGAAAAATAACTTGAATTCTCCTTGCCAACAAATACATTACCCAATTGCAAAATTTATGTATTTACAAGACAAAGCAAAATTAGTAAATAATGAAAATAATGTAAATAAATTATTTTATTACGTCCCATCAATAGACCCAACTTTTGCGAAAAAATTAAACAAAATTTTTACAATTAGACCAAAATTTTTTTGCATAAATGACGTGGAAACTGATCCAAAAAAACGAAAAATAGTTTCTAAGGAAATGCTAGAATTTTTTAACGAGTATTATCCAAATAAACCAGATTTTGAAAAATAATATTAACAATCGTTAAATGAAATTGTTACAGGATATTTTATATAACAATAATCTTTCCAATTTGTATCTGGATTATTTAATTCGCACCAATCAAACAAAATTTTATTATTAGAAGCTTTAATAGGAAATGGTTCCCATAAATTATATTTAAAATGAAATACTATGTTCATTATTCCCATTTCATTTGTTTTACAAAAAGTATATTTATTCATTGCTTCAATTAATTGATTTTTATCACATAATTTTAATATATTTGTGTCGTATATCCAGATACAGTTAAGCATATAGTTTGATTTTAAAATATTTTCATCAAACTCATTTTTGAGTGATTCAATCAATTCAGGTTTATCATAACTTAATTGGCAATTAAATGATTGGTCATGATATAATTTTCCATCTTTTGGAGCTATTAATCTATTCTTATAGTCAATTTCTAATAAATATTTTACATCATCAAAAACTCTT